GGCAAAGAAACAAGTGTACATTGTACGCCAGTCATCTATCAATGCAGCCATTGCTCTGCTTAAGACAGACAAGAAGGTACCTTCACTAGAAGAGATCAAGGAAGCTGCCAAGTTCTTTGAGGCTTATGTCTTTGGTGTAGATCCTGCAGTTAATGGTATGGCTACGCCACTACCTGAGTTTCCTGATGACGAGGATGTACCTCTATAAAACCCACCCCCTTCGGGGGGTTATCGGAGAACACATGTGTTATGTTTAATTGATGGTGACCTAGTAGCGTACCGCTGTGCTGCTACATGTAAAGAAGAAGATCCTGTAGACGTTTCGTTGTATCGTGTAGACAAACTGATACGAGAGATCATTGAAGCGGCGGACTGTGAGCAGTATCAGGTTTGGTTGACAGGAAGTGGAAACTTCCGTAAAGATATTAATCCAAACTACAAAGCCAATCGTAAAGATATGGTGCCTCCTGTTTATCTACAAGATAGCCGTGAGTTTCTTGTTACTGAACATGGAGCGAGGCTTGCTCATAACATGGAAGCAGATGACATGCTTGGTATCAACCAGACTGACGATACAATCATCGCATCTCTTGACAAAGATCTACTAATGATTCCAGGTAAGCACTTCAACTGGACAAAGCAAATCCTTGGTGACTATACTGTGGTTACAGAAGAGATGGGCTGGAAACATTTCTGGAAACAGATGCTGATTGGTGATACCTCAGACAACATCTCCGGTGTGCGTGGCCTTGGTCCAGTAAAGTCAGCAAAACTAATTGACCCTTGTGAAACAAACGAAGAGTGTATGGATGTAGTGCTTGGTCTCTATGATGACTGGGATCGTTTCCTAATCAACGCTAACTGTTTGTGGATCATGCGACATAAGGATAGTATATGGTACCAAGATCTAGGCTTGACTTTACCAGACGAATTACAACAAGAGCAGGATCACCTGTCGAACTCTATTTTATCAGTGAGGGAAGCTATATAAATGGCGCTTACTATGAAGCAGACAGTGATGTTTGGTGGCCTGTACAATGGGACTGGGAAGGTAATTATGCAAGTAAAAAATCAGCATTGGATTTAATAAATGTTAAAACTAAAACACGCGCTTAGTCTAGTAGCTCTCTGTGTATCAACAGCATGGGCTGGTCCATACATTGAACTTGGTATTGGCTCTACTCTTGGGCCTAACACAATTGAGAATGGATGCATCAGTGACTGGAGTCCGGGTCTCAAACGGTATGCTTGTTCAGACAATCCACTAGGCATCGCCGCTATTGGGTACTCATACAATGGATTCAGTATCCATGTAGAACATACGAGCAGCCTACGTGAGCAGGACTACGGACTGAATGTTGTAAGCATTCGGTATCGTTACGAGTTCTCGAATGACTAACACACGTCGTCGATCTAAACTAGAGGAGCGATTTGAATCTATACTAAAGGAATTTGATGTACCCTATGAATATGAAGTTACAAAGATTGATTACATCATACCAGAATCTAGTCATACTTACACTGTCGATTGGACTGTACTAAATGGAAAGCTCATCGAAACAAAAGGGTATCTCTCTGATCATTCCGAGCGACGTAAGTATGTCCTCCTCAAAGAACAACATCCAGACCTTGATCTTCGATTCGTCTTTGACAATCCAAATAAACTCTGCGGAGGCACAAAAATGTCGCATGCAAAGTGGGCTGAAAAGTACAACTTTCGATACTGCTCAATCAAAGACACAGAACAAATTAAACAATGGATAACTGAATGACCACTCACTTAATCATTCCAGACACACAAGTAAAGTTTGGTGAAGACTACACATACCTAGAACATATAGGTAATTACATTGTGGACAAGAAACCAGATGTGATTGTACATCTAGGTGACTTTGTTGACATGGAAAGCCTTAGTAGCTATGACTATGGTACAAAGAACTTTGAGGGTAAGAGATATGTTAAAGACATTAAGGCAGCAGGGGAAGCTATGGGCAGATTGCTCGCCCCGCTGCAGGAATTTAATGCTAAGGCGAAGCGTAATAAGGAGAAGACTTATAAGCCACGCCTTGTCCTCACGTTGGGAAACCACGAGCAGCGCATTCAGCGAGCTGTTAACAGCGATCCGAAGTTGGAGGGACTAATTAAATATGAAGATCTTCCGTATGCAGATTGGGAAGTCCATGACTTCCTTAAGCCAGTCTTTATCGACGGAGTTGCGTACTGCCACTATTTTCCTTCTGGTGTTCTTGGTCGTCCAGCAACTACGGCTTCAGCTCTGGTTGCAAAGATGCACATGTCTTGCGTGGCAGGGCATCAGCAAGGCAAGCAGGTTGCATATGGAAAACGGCCTGATGGATCAACTATCACGTGTATTATCGCGGGAAGTTGCTATGAACACAATGAGGGATATCTCGACCACCAATCTAATAATCACTTCCGAGGACTCGTCATGCTACATGAAGTTTCCAACGGAACATATGATGAAATGTTCGTGTCACTAAAATACCTAAGGAAAAAGTATGGTACAAGCACCTGATCGTTGGATTATTATTAAAATTAAATCAAAAGAGTTTGGCACCATCTATAAACTCTTGTGTGTTTGGCTTGGTGGATATACCCAAGGAGAGAGTTGGAAAATTAACTCAGGTATCAAAACTGTTATAGATGAGGGTAATTATTATACTGTAATAGGTTACTCCAAATCAGAGTATTGTTGTTATAAAGAATCAGAAGGCATGAATCTATATATGATAAATATCTTTGAGAATATTAAAGTTGATTCTAAAGGTCTAGCAACAATTACAGAAACAACAATGAAACAATTTCTACGAAAAAAACATGAACCCACCTAAACATTATGGAGATACAAAGCTTATGGACCTGCTCATTGAGAAGCAGGTACCCTTTGCTGAGGCTAACGTGATGAAGTATGTCTATCGTTGGCGTGAAAAGGATGGTCTCGCCGACCTATACAAAGCACGTATCTATCTTGAAGCACTAATCACCAATGAGGAAATGAAACCTGTATGAATCTACATGACTACACAAAGGCGACAAATGAAACGGCGATCTATCCGGAAGCTGGTACTGGGGCTCGTATCGAACTCTATTACCTTGCTCTGGGGCTTACTTCTGAAGCTGGAGAAGTTGCAGGGAAAGTTAAGAAACTAATTCGTGATGATACCTATGACCAAGAAGCTCTTGCTCAAGAGCTAGGTGATATCTTTTGGTATCTTGTACGTCTTTGTACTGCCATTGGTATCACACCAGAGGAAGTTCTTCAAAAGAATATTGACAAGCTGATGAACCGCAAGCGTAAGGGTACCATTCGAGGATCTGGGGATGAGCGATAAGCCTGAGCTACAAATCAAAGAGCATTACGAGAAAGTAAAACAAGAATTAAACGAGGCTCTGTACCTAATTAAATATCTATCAAAGGAATTGGTAGAACTTAAACGAGCATTCAAAGCTTTAGAAAGAGAACGAACCAATGACTTTTGAAGATCTTAAACAACTACTAAGCAAAGAGAGTGAACTAGATTTCTTGGAGATCCTTGACCTAACTTCTGTTGAGTTGGTGGATCTACTCGAGGCAGAGATTTACGACAAACAGGATAGGATTCGAGCATACTACGATGAAGATGAAGAAGACGTGGACGGGGAAGAAGAGTCCTACTAACCCTGAGCACAAAGAGAAGCACGAGATTCGTAAGTACAAACTACTTTATCTTGATGAGTTACGCCAGCAAGAACGAGAACAAGAAATAAGGGATTACATTCACAATGCAAATAAACAGATTCAAGAATGACATTGCCTCAAACATTTTCCATAACAAGTACGCGCAGGGCACATCAGATACATGGGATGCCCTGTCCGAACGGGTTGTTGAGGATGTGTGTGGTACACGATGGGGTAAGGATAGGGCACTCATGTCTAAAGGAGACATGGAGCAGCTAGCCGAGTACATCAAAGAGATGAAGTTCATTCCCGGTGGTCGTTACCTATGGTACGCGGGCCGTCTGAACAGTTACTTTAACAATTGTTTCCTGCTACGTGCAGAGGAAGATACGAGGGAAGAGTGGGCAGCAGTAACACAAAGGGCAGTGAGTTGCCTGATGACTGGGGGTGGCATTGGAATCGACTATTCTATTCTCCGTCCGTCAGGGAGGCCGCTGAGTCGTACTGGTGGATTGTCCAGCGGTCCAGTTCCACTGATGCAGATGATAAACGAAGTTGGAAGAGGAGTGATGCAAGGTGGATCAAGAAGGTCAGCGATCTACGCGAGTCTCAACTGGCTGCACGAGGACATTCCCCTTTTCTTACAAGCGAAGAACTGGAGCGAGAAAATCAAGAGCGCAAAGAACGAGGACTTCAACTTTCCTGCGCCCTTAGACATGACAAACATAAGTATTAACTATGATGACAAGTGGTTGTACAATGCGGATCGTGCTAACCTACATACCTTTGTAGAGAATGTACGCCAAGCGATGATGACTGGCGAACCTGGGTTCAGCTTTAACTTTGGATCTAAACAAAATGAAACACTTCGCAACGCTTGTACAGAAGTTACATCTGAAGATGATTCTGACGTATGCAATCTTGGTTCAATCAACATCAGCAATATATCAAGTCTGGAAGAATTCAAGGATGTTGTATGTCTTGCCTCTAAATTCTTGGTATGTGGAACTCTCCGAGCCGACTTACCCTATCAAAAGGTCTATGCTGTCAGGGAAAAGAACAGACGGTTGGGTCTCGGCCTCATGGGTATCCATGCATGGCTACTCCAAAGGGGATACAAGTACGAAGTAACACCAGAGCTACACAAATGGTTGGAGGTATACGAGAGTGAGTCCGAGCGAGCAGCTAATGAACACGCTGAACGATTGTATGTATCAAAGCCAGTTGCCTATCGCGCTATTGCTCCAACAGGAAGCATTGGCATCCTCGCTGGGACGACTACTGGAATTGAACCACTATTTGCAGTTGCCTATAAACGACGCTACCTTACTGACGGCACTAAATGGAAGTATGAATACGTCGTTGACTCTACCGCAGATCAACTAATCAAGGAGTACGGACTTGACCCAAGCAGCATTGACACAGCATACGGACTAAGCCATGACTACGAACGACGCATCAAGTTCCAAGCTGACATTCAAGATTACGTTGACATGTCTATTAGTAGCACCATCAACTTGCCCAGTTGGGGTAGCAAAGGAAATTCAGAATCAGATGTTAATAACTTTGCAAACACACTATCCAAATATGCACCTAGACTCCGTGGCTTTACATGTTACCCCGATGGATCTAGAGGAGGCCAACCATTAACAGAAGTACCATATGAAGAAGCACTTAAACATAAGGGTGTCGTGTATGCCGAGAACGACATTTGTGAGATCGGCGGTAAGGGGGGTTCGTGCGGACAGTAATTCTATTTGATTTTATTAGTGGTATGATGGCAGGTATTGAGTTTCATCTGGGTGATGAACTAGAACCAGAGGATACATTTGCAATGACAATTGACCTGCTAATTATTCGTGTAACAATTATTCGTACATCAGGAGATCAGTATGACAACGTTTGAGCAATTCATGCTAACCATGCGAGCAGTAAATAATTATGTAGAACAACAAGAAGAGGCAGCTATCATGCAACTTGTTGAGTTCTATCTAGAAGACGAACAACAAAAGTAATAGACAAAGAAATAGCCCGGCCTCTTACGAGGACCGGGCTTTTTTTAACCCCCAGGAAGAATTCCAGTTCTCTGAAACTCACGGAGTGCTTCTAATGTTTTGTTTGTATCTGGACTATTTATTAACCAGTCTGACCAATGAGCATCTTCTGGATGATATCCATAATCAGGACTTAGTTTATTAACACCAGCTTTGAAATCCTTCATCTCAGTTTTAGCTTGTTGTGAGAACTTATCAAGAGGTTTTAAATCATATGGGCTTGGATTATCAACTTTCAAATAACCAGACTGAATATCTTTAGCATTTTTATAAGCTTGTTCATCTTGAATAAGTTGTTGTTTAACATATGAATCAAAACCATGTGGATTATCTGGATGATACCAAACATCTTCCATGAAGTTTTCACTAGGCATATCATAACCAATTTCGTGATGAGCCATGTAACCCTCATCGTCTGCCATAGATCTAACAGCATTAATATAATCAGATAAGGAATTATACTTATATTGTTTAGCTGCTTGTACTGCAGCATTATCCATAACCTTTGGGGCTACGTCAATAGCAGCATTATCTAAGAACTTACGTGCTGTACCTAGGCCTGTACCTGTCAAAGCCGCACCACCAGCAACACCACCTAATTTCTTAAGAGCTTCTCTACGAGACATAGACATGTTACCGGATGTTAAATGATCTACTAAAGCAGATGCAGATCGTTTACTCAATCCCTTTAGCCCACTACCAATACCAGCCATGTCCATACCTAGTAAGGCAGCATCAGCTACAGCCGGTCTAGCACCAAAAGTTCCAATGCCGCCCGTGGCAGCATTACCACCACGGACAGCTGCTTGTAACCCATCATACGAGATATCATCAACAAGTTCGGGAGCCTTACCCATAAACATATCGCCTAAACCAGTACCACCTATGAGTGGCACCCAAGACTTCATTTCATATTGATTGGCTGTATCTTTGCCTTGTTTAAGAAGATCTGCAAGACCACCCACAAAAGCATTGCGCGGTGTTGATTGCATATTATCCATAATAAGTTTCCTTTACTTGCGTTTACCGCCACCGCGTTTCTTGCATCCCATAAGTTACTCCTGTAGGTAAGGTAACAAGTCACGTGCTTTACGTGCTTGTGGTAGTGTTGATGGAACACCTCCGGGTTTAGTAGACATCATGTTTTCTAGCACAGGTCTATTACGTTTAACCATACGACCCATGACTAGGCTTGCTGCTTCTTCTCCTGTGATATCTTTTGCTTGTACCATCTTCTGTACAAGTTGACGCCCTGCCAGTTTGTCTGATGGATTAGGACTGAGTATTAAATCAACAGCCTTCTGCTTACGCAGATTAATCTGTTCAGTCTTAACTCTATCTTCTTCACGAGCAGTGCGTGTCTTAGCTTCTTTGATTGAGCTAGACCCTAGTAGAGTCGCTACTCTCTCTGTTGGTCCACGATCAACTAACTTGTCTCCTCGTGTACCAGCAACGGAAGCACCACGATAGTCATACATCTCTTCCTTGATTGCTTTAGCAGGGCCACGTGGTAACAGCTTGTTCCAGTTAACCCGAGCAGCCTCATGTGATTGGTTGCCTAATACATCCTTAGCAACACCAAAGGTACTACCAATAAGATCCTTAGCAGTACCTAACTGCAAAGATAGATCTGCTAAGTTAGATGCTTCTGCTACATCACCAAAAGGTTTGAAGATAGAGTTGTATCGCATACTAGCACCCATATCAACACCAGTAAGATCAGAGATTACTCCATGACTTGCCCAGTTAGGTAGGGATTCGGCTAGCTTAGTCCAGTGTGGTAAAGCATCATAAGCAATGGCACCACTCTTTGTTAGGAGCTGTCTTAGATACTCATAATCAGCTAAGAATGGAGCTCCTAGCACACCACCAAGTAGCATGATAGACATCATGTTGGCAGTCAGAGCTAGAGCACTGGCTTTATCATGATTTTTTATAACATCTTTAACATCCACAGCTAGGTTAGCGAAGGCACCATGCATGTATCCACGCAGAGGTGCTTGTGATGTACCAAGAAAGCCTAGTTCTTTGTAGATACCAGGCAAAGACTTCTTACCCATAGCAATCATATTCTCAGTAGCCATCTCCGCAGCCTTCTCGTATGTTGCTACATCACCAGCCTTCCATCCCATAGACTTAAGAGCTTCATAAGAGATGTTGTAAGCTGCAATACGGCTGAAGGAGTCAGAGCCTTCTGTAAACTTCTCTCCAAGTACCCACTTGCGGAACTCATCAAAAGAAGTTTTCTTGCTCATCTGACCAATGGTTGAGTCATTGATTGTGTGCTTGTGGAATGTGTCTAGATTCTGAGATACATGATACAAACCCTTGATAGCATCATCATCATACTGCTTAAACAAAGTGCGTAAGATGCCTTTTGACATAGCACCCATACCATCAATGAATCCAGCACCTTCTTTATATACACCACGAGATGCTTGTAGGGTTGCCATTGATTGTGCTAGCCATGTTACAGGAGCAGAGGTTAGCTTTAGATTATAAGCAACTCTTGTTAGATCCTGCCATGCCTTAGCTATTACATCAGCACTCAAGCGCTTTCCAAAAGTATTGAATGTTGCATTGTTAACAGTTTCATTAACAAAGTCTGTGAACGGTGCAATAGATTCTGTAAACTTGTTGTGGTCTAGGCGGTTCATCTCATTGTCTAGGAAGTATTGAGCAACCTTAAAGGCATTTGGATACCTCGCTTTGGTTACTTCACTACCCTGACCATGCATATCCTGTGCTGTGTCAGCAGCTACTTGCCGTAGACGTATACTATTTGTATACTCACCAACACCTTGAGATAATGAGTCAGCAAAAGCTTTACCTAATGATGCATCATCAGTTAAACCACCCATGAAGTTATGTACAAGGCCACGATGAATCTTGTGACCACCTACAGAACTGGCTTGGCTCTTTATAGTTTCACGCTTGGCCGCAGCGTATTGTGCTGGATCAACCCCCTCTCTTGCTTGTGCAATAATATCATCAAGAACACGAGTAATATCCTCAAAGTTAGACTTAGGATCACGCTTAGATACAGCAGCATTGACTAGAGGATCTGACTGCATAACAGTCTTTGCATAGGCTTTGGCCTCAGCCTCGCTAGCAAAGTATCGGCGTTCAAACACTTCACCATTATAGGTCTTGTCTGTGTAATACCTACCAACAAGATTACGTATGATGTAACCACTAGCCTCTTTGATAGGCTGTAGGCCACGATCTTTTAGCATTTCATTAGCACGGGTGAGTAGGATCTTCGCAGCCCTGTCCATAGACTTAGCAAAGTTAACCTGTGCAGGTGTTGCACCGGGTAGCTTCTGTTGCAAAGCCTGTTCCCAAGAGATACCATCACGGATAACAACATCCATCAGTCGTGCTACTTGTCCAATAGCCTTGACAGGTGTATTGTTAATTGCATACTCGAGACCACGCTCATCAAGAGCTTTGGACATCGAGAACATCTTACCTTTTAGATGTGCCTTAAACTGTGAGAAGGTTGGATCACCAGTCATGACCTCGTTAAAAACCATCGTGGCTTCTCGTTGTGCTTTCTCAGCAGCATCGGCGATCTTGTGGATGAATGGGTGGTTGTAGTAGTTCTTTAGATTGGATGGTGTGATAAACACACGCCGTCCAAAGCCAGCACCAAAGTCTGCCAGACCTTGTAAGAACTTGTTACTAGATTTGAATCCTATATCCCCTGTGACAGTTCGATACTCTCTAGTATAGTCCTCTGCTGTAGTATCACGGCCAGTAATCTGTTTGAAACTCATACCTTCTGAGTGTTCAATCAGTGTTTGGCTGTTGTCCATCAGCTTCTGCAAGGCTGTAGTAGCCTCTTTGTTACCAAAGCCTAGGGCTGTAGCAACAGACTCATACAACCTCTTAGCAGCGCTCTTGTTAGGAGCTACCTCAACACGACTGAGAGCATCGGCAATAGTTTGATGTGAATTACCATAAGCTAATAGCTCACGCTCGTTCTTGAGTGCCTCATCAGCATGCAGTTTAGCATCAGCAGCTAGTTTCTCATGGTTGATAGGCTGACCAGATTCCTTAGCATTCAAGTACAGCTCTGTGTAGATTGCATTAACAAAGTTAAGGTTGAGTTTACCCTTAAGATCTGTATGTAGGTCTTGAATGTTTTGTAGTGCCTTTGTAACAGGCTCTGGGAACTTATGACCAGCCTTCCAAGCCATCATCATGCCACTGGTAGCAGCATGTAGAGCCTCGTGTACAAAGTGAGTGCTCTTTACATCTGATGGATCTCTAAAAGATACCTCAACCTTATCCCGCTGGGCAGCGGAGGCTGGGTGCTCTAGCTTGGAGTCATAGTGTAGCTTGACAAAGCGACCAATCTTTGGATTGTTATGCAAGAACCCTGCAACGGTGCGTAGCAGTGGGCTGGTTGAGTTCTCAGCCAGTGTCTTGAGACCTTGGCGGAGGGTACCATGCTCTACAATACCACGCATCACTTCAGCTACTTGTTCAGGAGCTAGCTTGGTGTAATCAGCACCATCAAGCTCTTTCACAAGAGCCTTCATAGCGGCTTGTCGTTGGTTAGCAGGCAACCCCAACAGATAATCTAGTGTGGCCTTCTCTGTTTGGATTAACTCTATTGCTCGTTGATGATGTGCAATCGCTAGCTGGTCACCTGCATGGATAGCAGCAGCTAGTTTAGCATCCTCATTAGCCATTCGGTTAATGCGACCATTAGAAGCTTTCTTTAAACCGTCTTCAGAGAACATACCAGTGTCAGCAAATTTCCTGATCTGGTTAACAAAGTTCTCATGTACTGCATCAGGATCTAAACCTGGACGGAAAGGTTCTGGTGCAGGAGTTTCAGCCTGAGTTTCACGTGCAAGCTTCTCAGCCTTCTTAGCAGCAAAGAATTCTTTACGCAATGC